CAGATCCAGTGCATCCAGGAGGATTTCGCATCGGAGAGCGTGAAGCTGAAAAAGAAAGAGAGGGAGTTGAAAAACTTCTGTAATGACACCAACCGGAACTACGACGGTACCAGAACCAAAGTGGTAGCGTACAAGGATAGCAACGGGAAGATTGTCAATTTTGGAAGATCCACAGCTCAAAAGGCTGTATGGGCGAATAAAAAATCAAATTAGGAGGTCAACTATGATTATCACAGGAATGGCTCACTTCGAGAGTGTAGCACAGAAGAAACTCGTTGAATGGTACCACAAGAACAGACCGGAGGTTCAGATCGACCTTGGAAACGTATTCGTGGTATGGTCATGCAAAACACTCCAGAATTACAAGTGCCTTGCATCTACGACTATCAGCGGAGATGGCATCTATGCTGAGTACACCTATAATGGGGACAAGCAGGAACTCTACGAAGATGTATACGGTAAAATAACTAATACATGCCACACAGAAGAATAGGAGGTACAAGACCATGAAGAAACTATTTATTTCTCAGCCGATGAAAGGAAAGTCTGATGCAGACATCCTGGCAGAACGCCAGAAAGCCATCAAGAGTGCCGAGGAGAAGATCGGAGAACCAGTTGAAGTCATTGATTCTTTCTTCCAGGAAGCTCCGGTGGATGCAAAGCCACTCTGGTTCCTTGGAAAATCCCTGGAACTTCTGGCTGGTGCTGACATTGCCTACTTTGCGAAAGGCTGGCAGGATGCCAGAGGGTGCAAGATCGAAAATACATGTGCTATTGAGTACGGTATTCCGGTCATTGAAGATTACACAGCAGAGTAGAAAGGCGGTGATCCTGATATCTCCCACCTATGGGTTAAATAGGAGGCGGATATAGGCGATCGACGGTAAGAATGAAGAAATACTCACACAATGGAATAAAAGGTGTGCATGAGGCTGTACGAAGCTCTCAGGTATGTTTTACACAGAGGGATTGTCAATAAAAGGCAATCCTTTTGTTTTGCCCTGGAGGTATGGCATATAAACTACTCAGTTCCCTAGCGTGCCGGGATATAAATGCACGATAGCAGAGCCGGAGTGAACCGGAATCTAAATGAAATCAGCGAAGAAAGGAAGGTAAGCGACAATGGCTTACGATTATTTGAAGAAACTTTTTAAGAAGGACGAAAACGGAGCGATCATTCCCATGACTGCTGAGGAACTGGAGGCTGCCATTGATGCAGATAAAAACATCAAGGTAGTAGATCTGTCGGCTGGCGGTTATATCGCAAAGGACAAATTCGATGCGAAAGAAACTGAGCTCAAGGGAGTGAAAAAGCAGTTGGAAGATGCCAACACCCAGATCAAATCGTTTGAAGATCAGGACGTTGACGAAATCAAGAAAAAGGTTTCTGAGTGGGAACAGAAGTATAACACCGATACTCAGGCACTGAGAGACCAGATGGCAGCTCAGAGCAGATCCCACGCTGAGGATATGTTCCTCTCTGGATATAAGTTCACATCAAAAGCCGCAAGAAAAGGCATACTGGACGAACTGAGATCCAAGAAATTCCAGTTGGATGACAACGGAACATTCCTGGGAGCAAAAGAGTTCATGGATTCCCTTATGGGGGACGAGGACTACAAAGGTGCATTCGTAACCGAAAACAAGGATGGAGGTGCTGGAACAGGTACCGAAGGTGGCAACGGAGGATCCGGAGCAGGTGCCGGAGGCCAGGGTGGAAATCCACCGAGATTTTCTGCCGGAGCAAACGGAGGAACACCAGCCGGAGGAAATCAGAACCCATTCCTGAACATGGGCTTTAACAGATTAAGACAGCCTAAAGAAAATTAAGGAGGATAACAGAATATGGCAGCTTTAAATTATGCTAAAGAATATCAGCAGGCACTGGAGCAGGAGTTCCCTTATGTACTCTACTTCGGCGCTCTTTTTGCAACACCGAACAACGGAAGATACCGCTGGGTAAACTCAAACGTGATTGAGATCCCGACTATCACTACAACCGGACGTGTGGACGGAGACAGAGACACAATCGGTCAGAAGAAACGTAACTACAACAACTCCTGGACACCACTCCAGGTAACTAACCACAGAACATGGAGCACTTTGGTTCATCCTCGTGATATCCAGGAAACAAACCAGGTAGCTTCCATTGCGAACATTACAAGAGCGTTCAATGAGGAGCAGAAGTTCCCAGAAATGAACTGCTATCTCATTTCCAAACTGTATGCGGATTACACTGCAAAGAGCAAGACAGCAGATCAGACAGTCCTCACAACGGATAATGTCCTTGACGTATTCGATAAGATGATGACTGCAATGGACAATGCGAGAGTTCCGAGAGCCGGACGTATTCTCTATGTTACTCCGGATGTCCGCACTCTCATCACTAATGCAAAGGCAATCGTTAAGACTATTGACGTGTCCAAGAGAACTGAAGCATTAAAGAGAGCGATCACATCCATTGACGAAGTGGAGATCCCGGACAGTGTACCTACTGACATGATGAAAACTGCATACGACTTTACAGAGGGTTGGGAAGTTGATTCTACAGCAGATCAGATCAACATGTGCCTGGTGCATCCACTGGCAGTCATTACACCTACAAACTATGAGTTTGCGCAGTTGGATCCTCCGTCTGCCGGATCCGAGGGCAAGTGGGATTACTTCGAGGAATCTTTCGAGGACGTATTCTTGCTTCCGAACAAAGTTGATGCGATTGCGTTCAACATTACAAAGCATTCATAATTGGATGGAGCCGGAAACGGCTCTTTTCCTGTAGAAAGGAGAAACAATGTTAAAAGCAAGAAAAGCAAACAGGGTATTAAAGATCCCGGACGAAAAGAAGAAAACATATATTGCCCTGGGATATACGATCACAGACATGGACGGCAATATGATCCATGAACACGTAGAACCTTCTGAAAAACTGGAACAGGCAGAGAAAGAGATTCAGGATCTGAAAGCAAAACTGGAGGAGACTTCCAAGTACGCTGAAAATGCAGATAAGAAGATCGAGGATCTGAAACAGAAGAACGTCGAGGCAGAGAAAGAGATTCAGGACCTGAAAGCCCAGATTGTTTCTGCATGTGCTACAGAGCAGGCGGTAACACCAGCTCCAGAAACAAAGAAAACTACAAAGGCATCCTCTAAGGCTGAAAAATAAACCTCAGAGGTTCTTTCCTGTTTAGACGGAAAAATCTACGGGAGGTGTATTAAAAATGTCTGACGAGGCTATACGGAAGCCATACGTTGACTATGATTACTATTCCAAGGACTACAGAGGTACAGAGACAAGTAAAACCACTTTTGAGCAGAATCTGAAATGGGCTACGGCTCTGATAGATACAATAACCTTCGGACGGATCAGGAGCCTGGAGGTTATCCCTGACTGCGTAAAAGATGCGATATGCTGTGCAGTTGAGAAATACTCCACATACCAAAAACTCCGGAACCAGGAATTGAAGTCTGAGAGCAACGATGGATATTCAGTATCATACGCCGATGCCGGGAAAGAATCAGATATGCGTCAGGAAGTGATC